TCCATTTTGAATCAAATCAATTTATGGATAAGGAAGATAGGAGTGTTAGTTTATCCCCATTCTTAAATGAGAGACCAGAGTTAAAGGAGTTCTTTAAGGAAATGTTTAAAAGATATTTAAATAAAGACCAACAACACGGTAAAAGAGTTCAAGTTAAATACCCTAATGATAACGTATCTAAGTATATTGGGATATATGGGTTTGATGAATTTATGGAAAGTTTACCACAAGATATGACTAGATTTGATTTTGAATCTGGTGGGGGTTATGGAAATCAAGATAAATTAGCATCAAGACCTTTGCCTGAAAAATTCACAACATTTCCAGACCTACAGATTTTACATATTGAAGGTTTAGTTAATGAGATACCAGAAAGTATTGGTAACCTAAAGAAGTTAAAATTCTTATCTCTAGCGAAGAACCCAGATTTAAAGTCTCTACCAGAATCATTAGCGGACCTAGAAAACTTAGAAGTTATTAACATTAAGGACTCACCTAATGTGGAAATAGGTCCAAGACTACAAGAAAAAGACAATAACGAACAAATTATTATAATTCGTTAAAAAAATTTTATATATTTGAAATATGGAAGTAGACGTTTTAATTTATATTAACACACTTAAGAATTTTTTTGATAAAGACCAACAGGCTTATCAAGATATGTTTGGTACTTTAACTATCGATAAAGAAATATTTTTTGAAGAAATTAGTAGAATAGCAAATAAAAACTATAAAGAAAATGGTGAAGCAATACTATCTACTGAACAAATATATGAAGTTGTCGACACACTACTAGGTAAAAAATTATCCCAAAGTCAAAAAGAAACTGAATTACCACCATCATTCAAAAAAATATTAAAAGATTTCCCACCCTTTTCTCTAAATTAATTGACATTAGGTTATTATATCTATATCTTTAGATAAAAATAACTATGACGGACAAATTAGAAAATACTAAAAAAATAGCTAATGAATTGTTACTAGAAAAGTATGAACCAATACTAGTGATTAAATTAATTAGGATTCCACCTGTAGACGAATTACAAGCTTTCGCTTCTAAAATACAAAAAGATTTTGGGTATCAAACATTGGTTTTACCAGGAGAACTTGAAACAACTGTTGATATTATTAGTGTTTGTAAGTCAGAGTCTACAGAAATTGAGGAATTAAAGGAAAAGGTTTACAAAACATGTAAACTTTTAGAACGGGAGTTAGAAGCCCCTGTTAAATTTAAAACAGCTGAAGAAATTATAGAAGATGGCAAAAAGACTTAAAGGAGTAATATTAGCAGGTGGTACTGGAAGTAGACTGTACCCATTAACAAAGGTAACCAATAAACACTTATTACCTGTTTATGATAAACCAATGATATTCTACCCCTTAGAAACACTTAAAAAAATGGGATGTAAAGACATTATGATTGTTTCTGGTAGAGAACACTGTGGTGATATTTTAAATTTATTAGGTAGTGGTAGAGATATGGGTTTAAAATTATCTTATGAAATACAAGATGAAGCGGGTGGTATAGCACACGCTTTAAGTTTAACTGAAAGATTTGTTGGGGCATCAAATGTAGCTGTTTGTTTAGGGGATAATATTTTTGATGACGATATCAATATTGAAGATTATGAAAGTGGTTCTAGAATATTTTTGAAGGAGGTCCACGACCCAGAACGTTTTGGTGTAGCAGAATTAGAAAAGGGTGATAACTGTAAAGTAATCTCTATCGAAGAAAAACCTAAAAAACCAAAATCACATTTTGCTGTAACTGGTTTATATGTTTATGATAATAAGGTATTTAATTATATAAAAAATTTAACCCCGTCTGATAGAGGTGAGTTAGAAATTACAGATGTTAATAATTTTTATGTTAGAGATGGATTAATGACATGTCAGGTATTAAAATCTTGGTGGTCAGACGCTGGTACCTTTGAAAGTTTATTAAAAGCTTCATCATTGGTAGCTAATAAAAGACTATGTGAATGTCCAAACCAAAAACCAAAACCATCACCAAGAGTAAGTCCAACAGGAGAATTTGGTAAAACTAGAATAAGTGAAAAATGATAGACAAAGACAACCTAAGAAAATACAAAGACCAACCAATTATAAATCCAAACACACAATGGGATAAAAAAACAAACCCAAACACACAATGGGATAAATACCCAACGCAAGAAGATATTATAAAATTTAATAGGTCACAAAACGCAAAAAAAGAAATGGTAAACCACCCTAACCATTATGGTGGTAGAAACAATCCTTATGAAGCTATTAAAGTTATAGAAGCTTGGGATTTAGGGTTTAACTTAGGTAACGCGGTCAAATACATTTCAAGAGCTGATAAAAAAGGAAATAAATTACAAGATTTAGAAAAATCAAGTTGGTATATTAATAGAGAAATTAAAAAATTAAAAAATGAAAGGTAAAATTAACACAGATAAAGGAACTATGGTGGTAGAGTTCTACGAAAAAGACGCACCAAAAACAGTAAATAATTTTATTAAACTAGCAAAAGAAGGTTTTTACAAGGACCTTAACTTTCATAGAGTAATCCCAAATTTTGTAATACAAGGTGGATGCCCTAATGGAAATGGTATGGGTGGTCCAGGATACAAAATTGATTGTGAATTAGATGGTGATAATCAATATCACGATAAGGGTGTTCTTTCTATGGCTCACGCGGGTAGGAATACTGGTGGTTCACAGTTTTTTATTTGTCATGGTAGACAAAACACACAACACTTAGACCGTAACCATACCTGTTTTGGAAAGGTAGTGGAAGGGCTAGATATTATAGACCAAGTTCAACAAGGAGACAAGTTTAACATAGAAATAGAAGACTAATGAAAACTAGATTATCAGATTATACTGGTAACACACCCCTAATACCCATAACTATTGGTGATATTACTGTGTGGGGTAAATGTGAATTTATGAATCCATCTGGTTCTGTAAAAGACCGTATGGCTACATTTATTATTAATAACGCAGAAAAAGAAGGGTTAATTAGTAAAGGGGACACCCTTTGTGAAGCTACTAGTGGGAATAGTGGGATAGCTTTTGCTATGTTAGCGGCGGAAAGGGGTTATAATATGGTGATAGTAATGCCTTCTAATATGTCAGAAGAAAGAAAAAAAATGTTTGAGTATTATGGTGCTGAACTGATTGAAGCTCCGGAAGGTGATTTTGACGAAGCTATTAGAATGAGAGATGAACTTTGTTATGTTAATGAATGGTTTAACTGCAATCAATTCGACAACCCGTTAAATATTAAAGCACACTACATGGGTACTGGTCCAGAAATATACAATCAATTTAAAGAAGATAACTCAGAATCAGAACCAGCTGTTTTTGTTGCAGGTACAGGAACTGGTGGTACACTTATGGGTACCGATAAATTTCTTAAAGAAATGTGGCCAAAAATAAAAGCTGTAGCTGTTGAACCAGCTGAAAGTGCGGTTATGTCAGGAGGAGAACCTGGTCTACATGGTATTCAAGGAATTGGTGATGGTAGTAAATTTTTAGTAGATTTAGATAGGGTGGATGAGATTAGAGTTGTATCTACTAAATGTGCTAAAGCATGTGCCAGACATTTAGCTAGAAAGTACGGTTTATTTGTGGGGATAAGTGCAGCAGCAAATATATTTACAGCATTTCAATGGTTAAGAGATAATGATAAAACTTCAGGTGTTACAATTCTTTGTGATAGAGGTGAAAGGTATTTTAGTTGTATGTAATTAACTAAATACTTTATAGTGTAAGTCGTTTATAGTTGTATTTATTATAAACGACTTTTTTATGCGTATAGGTTTTACAAAAATACTTAAAGAATTAATTTATGAACAATTGGACACTTCAAACTTCAAAAGAGCGTCTGAATTGGTAGCTTCACAGTGGTATTGGGATTTTATTAGGAAAGAAGAAAAATTAAAATGTAAAGCTTATAATATTGGTGATGGTAAGTGGACAATCGGTTATGGTCACACTGAAGGGGTTAAAAAAGGTGATGTCTTGGGTGATGGTAAAGATTGTGAGGAAGAAGCTAATAAGATACTAAGAGAAGATTCTACTTATCACGCTAATAAATTAAGAAAGATTTTTACAGATTGGGAGGACCAAGGATTAAATATTTTAATAACTCAAGGTATGTTTGACGCTTTATTATCTTTATCATTTAATGGTGGTGCAAGTGGTATAAGAAGGTCGGATGTTATAGCTTTATTAAAAAAATCACAAACAATAGATAATGAAAAAATAAATGCAGCAGCGGAAAGTATTAAGACGTATAGAATATCTAAAAAATTTCCAGGTCTGGCCAAAAGAAGAGAAAAAGAATATCAAAGATTCATAGAAGGACTTTAACTATTTATATAACATGAGGAATATAGTATTAACAGAAAAACAAATTAAACTTGTAACTAAATCACTTATCACTGAAAGTGGTATACAAGATATTAAAAAATTAGCTGAACGATATCCAAAAGCACAAATATATTTTCACCTAGATTTAGATGGTGTAGTGTCCGCTATAGCTATGAGAGAATACCTCCAAAGGTACGGTATAGATGTTATAGGTTATAAGACCATTCAGTATGGTGATAAAGAATTCGCTTTAGTAAAACCAGATGCTAGTGAAGATGTTATGCCGGTCTTGGTAGATTTTGCACATGGTAAACCAGAATTTAAAATACATACAGACCATCATGATAGTCAAACAGGTGTTGAAGACGCTGCAACACAATTTAAACCAGCAAGGTCAAACGTTGAAACCATCTCAGGAATAATATCACCAACAGACATATTCCCAACCGGAGATATAGACTTATTTAGAACAGTTGATTCTGCAGACTTTCACAGAAAAGGTATTAAACCAGAAGAGGTTATTAACTTTGTTTTCACTTTAGATAAAGAAAAGGAACTTGAAAAAAATAAACAGGCAGCTGGATTCGCTTTAAATAAACTTATACTTGCTTATAAGAATAAACCAGGATATTTAGAAAAATTAGCTATGTACTCTAACCCTAGTATTGTTAGTATGTTTATGAAAGGAAAAGAACTAGCTAGAGATATGGGTTTTGTTGGTGTTGAAGAATTACAATCTAACGCGGACAATTATAGAGAAAGATTAAGAGATTTTGATAAAGTAAAAAAAGAAGGTAAAATATTGGTACAATATGGTATTCCTTCAGCTTTTAAACCTGGTTCTTATGATAGATACGCTTCTTTAGAAATGCACCCAGAAGTTGAATACTTCCTTATGATTTGGCCAATGGGTTTATTACAAACTAGTTGTAACCCATTTAAAGAAAAATTTGATGAAAATGTAAATTTAGGTGAGATGGCTTCGGAAGTTTTAGAAGAACATAAGGCTGAACTTAGTGCTATAGAAGTTCCTTTATCACAAATTAAAAGAATAAGTGAAAGAAGTGTAACAGCGACCCTACAAAAATTAATGAAACAAAGTGATGAAGATTTTGGGGATGTAAAGTCAGAAAAAGATTTTTTTGGTTTTAGATTTAAAGATTTAGTTGCTTTATATAATGACAAAATAAAAGGGATTAACCCAGATAAAAAAAGTAGTTTTAAAGATATGATTGTGGATATAACAAATAAACCATATTCAGACTTATCTAAAAAACAAAAACAAATGTTAGATTATATCTCAGTCAACGCTTACGATATAATTGTAGCTAACAGTGGAGGACACCCATGTATTACTAATATATCAGGTATTAATTATTTA